AACATCAGGTTCAAGAGATTTCGATTTAGATGTCGGTGAAATAATAGAGGAAGCTTACGAGCGTTGTGGCTTGGAGATGCGTACTGGTTATGACGCAAAAACAGCTAGACGTTCTCTGAATCTAATGTTTGCTGATTGGGCAAATCGTGGTCTTAACATGTGGACTGTCAAACAAGAAACTAAAGCTATAACTTCTGGTACAGCGACTTATACATTAGATGCTACTTATGTGGACTTGCTAGAAGTTGTTTTAAGAAACAGTAGTAATGTTGATTTTACCTTATCTCAAATGAGCCGAGGTGAATATCTTACTATTCCGAACAAAGGAACTACTGGTCAACCTAGTCAGTATTTCTTTGATAGACAAGTTATTCCCACCATTACTTTGTGGGCAACACCAAACGCTTCTTATACTTTAGTTTATTATTATGTAAGACGTATTGAAGATGCAGACTCTTTGATAAATAATGCAGACACACCATTCAGGTTCCTTCCTTGTATGGTGGCTGGTCTTGCTTATTATTTAGCAATGAAGAAAGCACCAGAGAGAGTGCAACTATTAAAATCAGTTTACGAAGAAGAATTTCAAAGAGCAGCAGCCGAGGATGCAAATAGCACTCCTTTAAAATTAACACCTAGCATGACGTATTATAGTTACTGATATGGCAAAGTATGCAACAGGAAAAAAAGCATGGGGATTTTCAGATCGTTCTGGATTTCGTTATCGTTTAAAAGAAATGAAAACCGAATGGAATGGTTTGAAAGTGGGTCCTGATGAATATGAAGAAAAGCACCCACAGCTAAAACCTAATCATCCTGGACCTGATCCAACAGCATTGTATCAACCAAGAGTTACAAGTCGCACAGAAGTGACCGTAGAGAACTTACTTGGATTAAATGCATTTAGTTCTGGTAACATTAATACTTCTGTAATAACAGTTCTAGAACCTCTTCATGGAAGATCATCAGATGATACAGTAAGATTTAGATCAGTATCAAGCTTTGACTCTTTCACGAGGACAGTGCTTGAAAAAGCCACAGGATACACTATAACTAAAGTTAGTGATAATAGATATACATTCACAGTTGTTGGTGAAACGGCACAAACGGGTAATATAAAAGGTGGTGGTGGAATATCCACGGCTGGTCCAGTTACATTGGGGACATAAATGAGCTTTACATTTGCAACATTAAAAACAGCTATTCAAGATTACACAGACAATACAGAATCCACGTTTGTAACTAATCTACCTAATTTTATTAAAGCAGCCGAAGACAGAATATTTGAATCTATAGATTTAGAATATTTTAGAAAGAATGTTACTTCAGCTATGACTTCTTCTGATCAATTTTTATCTGTTCCAGATGACTTCCTAGCTGTGTTTTCTTTACAAATAACAACTAGTGGTTCTGAAAACTTTTTATTACAAAAAGATGTAAACTTTTTAAGAGAGTATACACCAAACGCTTCAACAACAGGTGTACCGAGATACTATGCTGTGTTTAGTGTGGATCACTTTTTACTAGCCCCTACCCCTAATTCAGCGTATACAGTTGAATTACATTATTTCTATAGACCAACAAGCCTAGTGGATTCTGGTTCTAATACAACCTGGGTAAGTGAGAATGCACCTAATGTACTTCTTTACGGAGCCTTATTAGAAGCGTATATTTTTATGAAAGGCGAACCAGATATAATTGCTCTTTACGAAAAAAGATTTATGGATGGACTATCTAGGTTGAAGGATCTTGGAGAAGCAAGAGAAAATCACGATGCCTATAGAAGGGGCTTACCTTCAAGACCGAGGACTTAACGAATGGCATTAGTTTTAGCAGATAGAATTAAAGAAACCACAAGCACAACGGGAACGGGTACTTATACTTTAGCTGGTGCTGAGAATGGTTTTGAAGCGTTTTCTGTAATTGGTAACTCTAATACCACTTACTATTGTTGTACGGATGGGGTTGATTTTGAAATAGGTCTTGGAACTTATACATTATCTGGCACAACTTTAGCTAGAACAACTGTGTTACAATCTAGTAACGATGATGATGAGGTTGTTTGGACGAATGGTTTAAGAACTATCTTTTGCACACAACCCGCAGAAAAAGCTGTTTTTCTTGATGCTACTGGTAATATGCCTATTACTAATAGTGCTTCGGTTGGGGGTTCGTTAACTGTAACTGGTGACGGAACTGTTGGTGGAACATTAGGTGTTACAGGTGTCGCTACTTTTACAGCCGTTCCTCTTTTCCCTAATAATACAATAGAAACAGCCGATATCCAAGCCGATGCTATTACTGGTGCTAAGATAGTGGACAACGCTATAGACTCTGAACATTATACAGATGGCAGTATAGATACGGCTCACATTGCTAATCTACAAATCACAACGGCTTTGATTGCGGCAGATGCCGTTACTTCTGCAAAAATACCAGATAACGCTATAGACTCTGAACATTATACAGATGGATCTATTGATCTTGCTCACATGTCAGTTAATTCAATAGACAGTGATCAATACGTTGACGCATCTATTGACACAGCTCATATTGGTAATTTACAGATTACTACAGCATTAATAGCAGCCGATGCTGTTAATGGCGATAAAATAGCAGATAACGCTATAGACTCTGAGCATTACACGGATGGATCAATAGATACGGCTCACATTGCAGATTCTCAGATTACTGTTGCTAAGATGGCAGCTAACTCAATAAACAGTGATCAATACGTTGATGCTTCTATTGATACGGCTCACATAGCCAACTTACAGATTACTACAGGACTAATAGCAGCCGATGCTATAACTGGTGCTAAAATAGCAGACGATGCCATAGATTCAGAACACTATACAGATGCTTCTATTGATACGGCTCATATTGCTAATTTGCAGATTACTACAGGACTAATAGCGGCAGATGCAATCACAGCTGCTAAAATAGCAGACGATGTTATAAACTCTGAGCATTATGCCGCAGGAAGTATAGATACTGAACACATTGCAGATGCTAATGTAACTTTAGCAAAGATAGCTAATCAAGCTGCAAATACAGTTTTAGTAAGAGATGCTAATAGTTCTGGTGTTGTTTCTGCTAAAGCACTTACAACCACACAAATATTGATTGGTGATGGCACTGGATTTACGGCTGCTGCTTTATCTGGCGATGTAACTATGACAAATGCTGGAGCAGTTACAATCGCTGCAACTTCAGTCGAAGGTTCTATGCTAAACAACAATGCTATATCTGGTCAAACGGCTTTAACCTCTGGGTTAGCATTAGATGATGAGTTATTTGTAAGTGATGGTGGAACTTTAAAACGAATGGACGTTAGTGTATTAACAGCAGTAACAGATGATAATGCCACAGCACTTGCTATTGCATTAGGATAATTAGGAGAAGACATGGCGAATACATTTAAAATAGTTAATTTTGCAGCCGAGCCAGCTTCTGCTGGAACTCCGTATGTAATGTATACAGTAGCTAGTAGTAAAACAGCTATTGTTCTTGGTTTAACATTAGCAAACATACACACTGCTCAAGTTACCGCTACAGTAAACTTAGTTAGTGATACATCAAATAGAGCAGTGACAAACAACACAGCAAACGGAACAAGTGTAATTGTAAAAAATGCACCTATACCTGTAGGTGGTGCATTAGAACTTATGGCTGGTAATAAATATGTATTAGAAACGACTGACCAAATTACGATAGACTGTAGCGTAGCTGATAAACTAAGTGGTACATTAAGTATAATGGAGATTGATGTATAATGCCTTATATTGGTAATCCAGCAGTTGATAGATTTACAGCAACTAAAGCAGCTTCAGTTTATTCTGGTGATGGTTCAACTGTTGCTTTTACATTAGAAAATTCAGTAGGTGCTGACGAAGATATATTAGTATCAGTAGATGGTGTTGTCCAAGAACCGTCAGTAGCTTATGCAGTTAGTAGTGGTACAACATTAACATTTACGGCTGCACCTTCTAGTAATTCTGGAAATAATATATTTGTGTATTATTTGTTTACCACAATAGGTACAGTTACTCACCCTGCAACAAGTGCTTTGAGTGCAACAAGTGGTACGTTTAGTACAACTCTTGCTGTAACAGGAGAAACCACACTAG